GTAAAAATCTTGCATGAAATCGGATTACCAATGGCTCGCAAATGGGTATATGACGAATTGAACGTTCCCGAGCCGTTGCCAGATGATGAACTGTTTGGCGAATCAAATCCAGACAATCAACCATTGCAGCCCGAAAACGATGTTGATCTAACCCCCGATGAGGACATGATTGACGAAGCAAAACGAGCGTTGGAAGCTAACAAAAGCGCGGATGAATTGACAGGCGCAGACATAATCAGAGCGCAAGCAATCGCAAGAGGCGACAAGCTAACACCTCGCACGGTTCGCGCTATGCATGACGGCTTTTCTCAGTTAAAAGCAGCAAACAGCGGCAAACAGCGGACTCTGTGGCAGTCGATGGGCGGTGAAGCTGGTTATGCGTGGATTACAAACAAAGCAAAACAGTTGTTTAATCTATGACCGATGCAGAGCTATCAGACTTGGCGAAAGAATGGCTAAATCCAGTTGTCGTTGTTCTCGCCGATTTGATAGCTAAGTCGTATGTAATGCCAGTGGGCGCATTTATGTTTGAAGTTGAAAACGCTATCACTAAAACACCAATGTTGTTTGACGTTCTCAACATGAGAGCTTACGAAGACGCTTTGACTCAATCCATGGAAGACGCAGCATTGAAATCTATCGAACGCGCAATATGAATACAGGCAAATCATTTATACGAGTTGAAGTCACAACTCAAGGCATTAACGAGGCTGCAAACTCGCTGATTCTGTTAGCGTCAAGCAGCGTTCGCAAGGTTGCAATAAAAGAAGGCGCGGAAGACGCAAAGAACGTCATAGAGGACTACTATCGCGGCAAAGGTCGGTTTATGTGGCTTAACCTTGCATTACCTACACACGGGGCAGGTAGAAAGCAAACACAATGGTGGCGCGGTGTTGCTAATAACTGGTTTTTACAATCATCGAACGCAACAGGCGCGACAATTCGCAATAGTAAATCAACAGGATTTTCTCACAAGGTAACAGGCGGAACGATTAGAGCAAAGCGCAAACGCTCGCTTACAATTCCACTTGTGCCAGAAGCTCACGGGTTGACGGCTAGGACATACAGCAAAACAATCTCGCCATTGTTTCGTGTGAAAAATTGCCTAGCGCAATCCGATCCATCCGCAGCAAATGGAATCAAGCCAGTGTTTGCGCTTGTGAAGTCGGTAACACAAAAGCCATGGCCGAATGCTTTGCCGTCCGAAACGTCTTATGTAAATGCGTTTATGGAAGGCGCATTAGATTCAATTATCAGACAGATTGAATAGCATAAAAATATACCTAACACACACTAGAAAGTGATGTTAGTGTATATGAAATGTCAGACGTAATTCAAGCCGCTTTTCAATCTGCAATCAACGCAGAGAATGGCAGCATTGTCTATTTGCCTGAGGGTAAGCACAAGATTAGCGCAACAAAAGGAGGGAAACCTGTCACCCTTGATGTAACGGTTGACGAATCAATCTTTGCGCAGTTCAACGCTGACTTGCAATCTCGCCTCGCTGAAAACGTCCGTCCCTTTGCTGGTTTTGACCACGAAAAAGGAGCAGCTTCATTCATCCCTAAAGAGTTCCGATACGAAGTCGGAACTGGTCTCGTATTGGATGTCGAATGGACTAGCGCAGGACGTAACGCAATCCACGGCAAAGACTATTCTTATTTCTCGCCTACTTTCCTGATTGGCAAAGATGGCAAACCTAAAAGCATTGCGCCTCGTGGTGAAATTGGATCACTGGTAAATGATCCAGCCTTTGAAGCAATCCCGCGCATTGCCGCCGCATACTCTCAACCTAACGAAACCATGATTGATACACTCATCGAACTAGGCTTGGTGGAAGCTGGACACGATCCAGAAACCGCTATCGAAGCCGCAAAAAACAACCTCGCCACTTTGCGCGAGCAAGCCGCAGAAGCCGACAAGGTGGAAGCAAATCGCGCAAGCATCGCAACCGAACTCGAAACAATCAAAGCGTCGAAAGCGAAGATTGAAACCGAGCTTGAAGCATTGAAAGTTGAAGCAGCTAAAAACGCCGATGCTGAATGCGAAAAAGTAATCGCTGATGCTATTGCTTGCGGTCGCATCGAGCCTAAGAACGAAGCCGCTTTGAAATTCTGGAAAGAATCCATCAAAGCTGATCGCGCTAACATCGAAATTCTCAACTCTCTACCAACAAAAAAAGCACTCGAAACCGAAACTGTTCTCGCAGGTCGCAAAGAAGATGCGCCCGAACTTAAAGGAATGGACAAGGTGCAAGCAGCTTTCGCGCAAGAACTTAACCCTGCAAAATAATCTCAACTAACACAATATAATGGCTAACAATCTTACACTATTGGATTTGGCTAAACTTAACGGCAGCGACAAGATCGTTGGTCTGATTGAGGAAGTCGGAACCGTTGCCCCCGAGGTGACAATCATCCCAGCTCGCACCATTCGCGGCACTAACTACGATACCGTTGCACGCAGCAAACGCCCCGTGGTTGAGTTCCGCAAAGTCAACGAAGGCATCAACCCTAGCAAATCCGAATTTACCCAACGCAATGTTGGCACGTTCGTAATTTCCTCGCGTGTTGAAGCTGACGTTGCCGCCGCTAAGGCATACGAAGACGGTGCGGACGCATACATGGCACTTGAAGCAGTTGGCGTAATGGCTAGCGCACTTGTAACCGTAGGCACTCAAACCATCTATGGCGATGCTGCCAGCTCTGAAGGATTCTTCGGATTGCAATCGCTCGCAACCGCCCTTGACGCTGTTATCACAGACGCAGGCGGCACAACCGCTGGAACGGGTAGCTCGGTGTATATCATCGCAGCAGGCGCGCAAGGCGTTCAATACGTTTACGGTCTTAATCAGACGTTCTCACTTGGCGACACCCGCACTGAAACCGTTCGCGATTCCAACGGCAAAGGCTTCACCGCTTACGTTGCCGATTTAGACGCTCGCGTTGGTCTGCAATGTGTCAACAAGCACGCTGTAGCGCGCTTGAAGAAATTCACCGAAGACTCTGGCAAGGGTGTTACCGATGCTAAAATCCTTGACGCTCTCCGCCGTATGCCTCTTGCATCTCGCCCTACTCACATTCTCATGAGTCGCCGCAGTGCTTACCAGCTGGCAATTTCTCGCACCATCACACCAAACGCAAAAGTCGAAGCCGCAACTGGTCTAGTCAATGGATTCCCTGTGGAGTCTAACGGCTTGCCGATCATTGTCACTGATTCGATTCTTGATACTGAAACCCTCAGCTAATCTAACACCTCATTATTATGGCTTACGAATTTAATCGCAATCAACAAGATCAAAATTTTGTCGCAACCGCTACTCTTGCGCAAGCTGGAGTCAATACAACTGCTTTCGATCTTGAACAGGTCGTAGGTGGCGATATTGAGAAAGTGGTTTTCTCCATTGCCGCCCCTGCCGTTGCTGGTATTTCCGATACAAAAGTATTGACTTATACCCTGCAAGACAGCGCGGACAATTCCAGCTTTGCTGCTGTTGACCCGCTTATCACCACTACTCAAACTGGTGCTGGTGGCGCTGGTGTCGCAGCTAAAGAAGTTCGCTTCCGCCTCCCTGCTAACGTCCGCCGTTACGTTCGCGTTGCTCAAACTGCAACGTCAACCGCTGGCACATTTACAGGTAGCGTGACCGCTAAACTTCTGTTCTAATCTGTTGTTGTTGTCATAGCAATTGCCCCGCACGGTTTTTTCAGTTTTCCCGTGCGGGGCATAATCACACAAAAAACGATACTAAAACCATGGCTTGGACTGCATTATCATACACCGTTTTTCAGCGTGACATTCTCACAACAAATGAGTTTTCCGCATTGCTAAACGAATGTCCAACGGCCGAGGACAAAGTTAACAGTATCCTCACCAACGTAGCGCAAGAAGTTGTTTCGCGAGTCAATGCAGGTCGTCGAAAACTATCGCTTCCCGCAGTTGTCAACACTGGCAAAAGCATCCCATCAGGCGCAATTCGTCACGCATACATTTTGGCGCGGCGTGACCTAACTGATACATATCCCTCACTTTCTGAATTTAACGGAGACGACCGCAAAAACTCTGTTGAAGAAGCTAACAACTACTTGGACGACCTTGCAAACAACAACGCAGACAGCGACGAAGCAGGCGCGGCATCGTTTGTAACGTCATCCACATCCGCATTTACCTATGGTGGAAAATCACTAATGGACTTTGCAACCGCACCATGAGCATCATTCGTCAAACAGTTGAGAGCATCGCCAAGAAATTGCAAGATCACGCATATTTCCGCACTGTTCCACTGATTCCCGTTCTTGTCGAAGATGCGAAAACGATTGATCGAGACATTGAAAACCACATGCAACATGCAGGTGTTTTTGTTCTTGTTTCCTTTGGCGGCGGTGATTCTGATAACAGCGATTCACCGCAAGCATACATTCCAGAATGCAAGTTCAATGTCACAGTAAATGAGATTCCTAGCATCTGGAGGCAGCAAAAAGGCACAACGCCAAGCGCAACCGAAATTGCCGAGACATGCGCTCGTATATTACATTTCCACAAGCCACTAGATAAAAGCGGAAACGCTCTTTCTGGTGGTGTGCTTATCTATAAAGCAATTTCACCACAAGCAAACGATTCATTCATTCAGCAACAAGTCGAATTTACTACGACCGTTGCATTTCCAAATACACAACCTACACGCTCTTAATTTATGGCAACATTCGACCGCACAACCATTGTCCGAGGCCCTTGCAAAATCACGTATGACAGCGCAACTTTTTATTCTAAAGGCGGCGTAGTTTTAACGACTACAAACTCGACTTTCGACAAAGAAACAGACGCTTACGGCATTGTAAGTAAGTCAAAAACAGACTTTCAAATCACTGTTGAATTTGAGCCAGTCGGAGAAATCGAAGCTCTAGCCGTTCTTTTCAAACATGGAAATACCGCCATGGGCGCAAGCATTTACGGTTCGTCTGACATGCCGCTTGTTATCGTTGCGGCAGATGCAACCTATACAATTCTTAACGCTCAAATCACAAGCATGCCTAGCGTGCGTTGTAGCGCAAACAACACAGCGTTCGGTGGCGTAACCTTTACGGGATTACTTAAAAAAGGCGGCGACCCTGCTGCTGTTGAGGATTACTACACCACAGGTGCAGGCGCAAGCATTGGCACGGCATTTGATGGCACTAAGATCATCACCGCGCCATATACCGCAACCCTTGGCGCGCTCGATCCATTTTATAGCGCAGAAGGTTTTGAAATCAGCTTTGATCTATCACTCAATCCAGTGACTGTTGACGGCGTAGGCACTGTTGACATGAGCTTGCAATCCATCGGCTGCAATATCACTTGCATTCCGACAGGCATTAGTCAGACGGCGTTTGATACGTTCTTCGATTCACTAAACGCTGGCAGTGACCTTGCAAGCTCAACCTTGGACATTTCCACGACAACCGTAGGAGGTCTAAACTTCGATTGCGCTGCCGTGCAATTGGTTGATTTGCAGCGTAACTTCTCCCCTGATTCTAATCGACTTGGAACGCTTAATCTTTCCGCTAAACGCACGTTCTCTACGGGGACGCAAGTAGCATTGTTCACAATCTCCGCCGTTTCGTAAAATGAAATATGAATGTATCAATTACAAAAGGCGCGACTACATGGACGCTAGCTGGTGACGATGGTGCATACTCTGAAACGAGCAATCTTAGTATTGTTTGCGAAGGGCAATTTCAGCAAGTAGCATACATCGAAGCTGACCAGTTTCGGCAGTTCTTTCGTGGGGGTTCAAGTGTGACTATCAGCTTTGATTCAGTTCGCACTTTTTCCACGCTGGCACTTGCTGAGGCTTACTTGCTGGATACACCACAAGCCCTAATCAATCAATCAGGCGTTACCGCTAAGATTGGAAGAACTGGTGCAGAAAAAAACTTGTCAGACGTTAGTGCAATCATTAACCTTTCGCAGCAAGGCGTAACTATCAGGCGCAATGTAACTCTAATCGGTAAATATACATAAGCCATGGCAGCAAAAAACGTAGATATTAACATTCGCACAAAGGCTGACGTTGCAGGCGCAAAGCAGGCGGAAGGCGCGATGAAATCGCTAGATACTGCCACGCAAAAGGTTAACACCACAACCAATACAACAACGGCAAGCACTAGCAAACTTGGTCAAGTAGCTGGCAATGCAGGTTATCAGATTCAAGATTTTGCAGTTCAAGTTGGCGGCGGGACAAATGCTCTTGTGGCATTTTCACAGCAAGCACCGCAATTGCTTGGATCATTTGGACCACAAGGAGCGGTAGCAGGCGCATTAGTGGCAGTCGGCGCAATCGCAGCAAAGGTGTTCATGGATATGGCGGAAAACGCTGCCATGACAGGCGAGGCAATGGAAGACATGAGCGACAAGCTCAAAGAAGCATTTTCAGCATCCGCCGCAAAATCCATTGATGATTTCAACTTTCAATTACAGCAAAGCACTACTTTCGCGCAAACTTTACGCGATGCTGAATTACAACTCAAGGAAGCGCGTGACCAAAGAGCCGCTAGTGATGCGCGATTGATCGACTCTCAATTAAAACTCGATGAGGCGGCAATCAGTTATCTAGCGTCAACTGGTCAAATCATTAACGCAGAGGAAGCTTTATTAGCTGTTAGGCAAAAGGCGGCAGAGGCTACAAAAAACGCTCAAATTGATGAAGCTAATTTGCAAGTCAAGCAAGCAACTGACAGATATAACAACATTGTAAAGCAAAGGAAAGATGTTGAGTCTGAAGTTGACGAAGCTAGAAAACGGATGGCAAGTCTTGAAGCTGAACAGCAAAGGCTTTTATCAGATCAAGCGTTTTTTACAAAGCAAGATAGAACATTAATTAAAGCGGGAGCGCAAAAAGAAGGTTATCAATCCATTAGGACGCAAACATCAACTGGTCAACTTGCTGGAATTGAAAACCAAATCAAAGAGTTATACAAAATCATTAACGATGCACCGAAAAGATTAGAGGGCATCACAAATGAAGCAATGGCGCAAGCCGCTGCTGTTGATTCTGCTATTGAAACAACGTCGATACAAATTGACGAAATCAATAAAAAATACAACCTTACACAGCAAGCTCAACAGTTAACAACAGCAACCGATCAGATCAAAACGGGCGCGGATGAAATTGTTAAAGGTGTTTCTCAGATTGAAGCAATCACGCCGATTCAGCAGCAAGCGAAAGATCAAATCATTCAAGCCGCAAGTGATGGTGTTATTACAGCGCAAGAATCGCTAGCTATTTCATCAAATCTAGAAACTC